GAATTTATTTTGGAATGGCATTAGAAAAATGATTGATCATCATCATAAAATTAGTGGTTACATAACAACGTACAATTGTGTTAAACAAGAATATCCGTTTGACAAATGTATTCAATCATTATTGGGGTTTTGTGATGAAGTATGTGTGGTCGATGGCGGTTCAACCGATGAAACAATTAAAATCTTAAATGATCTCGCTCTTAAAGATAGTCGAATTAAAATAAAAGTAGTGTCTCGAGATTGGAGTGATCCAAGATTTGCTGTTTTTGATGGCATGCAAAAAGCCGAAGCCCGTTCAATGTGTACCGGCGACTTTTGTTGGCAAATGGATAGTGACGAAATTGTTCATGAAGATGATTACGAAAAGGTCAAAGATTTATGCAAATCATTTCCAAAAGATGTCGACATTTTATCACTTCCGGTAATTGAATTTTGGGGGACTTTAGAGAAAGTTAGAATGGACATTCAACCATGGAAGTGGAGGTTGAGTAAAAACAAAAATAATATAACTCATGGAATACCATTCAATTTAAGAAGATATGACTCAGGGGGTCGAGTGTATTCTCTTCCTGGTAGCGATGGTTGTGATATGATAGATAAAACGACCGGTGAAAGACTTAATCATATGGGATTTTATACCCAAGATGCCGATAAATTTAGACAAAAAGGATTATTGTCATTAAACAATGTTGATCGTGATCAATATGAAAAATGGTTTAATGAAATGACAAATATTCTTCCTTGCGTATTTCATTATAGTTGGTTAAATCTACCTCGAAAAATAAAACTTTATCGTGATTATTGGTCTGCCCATTGGGAAAATTTAGTTGGAAATGATTATAAAGATTTGCCAACAACGAATATGATGTTTGATGTTCCCTGGACAGAGGTCACAGATGATATGATCAATGATCTTGCTAAAAAGCTTTCAAAAACCGGAGGTCATATTTGGCACTCTAAATGGAATGGTCAAATAACACCCTGGATTGGTTGTTCTAGAAAACAGCCAAAGATTATGGAATGAAATTATGAAAATTATTAACATAAAACAAAAACTTGAGGAATTTGATGTTCCCCTCAGCTCTATAAGACTAGGTGACTTTGATTATATCGGCCATTTCACCGCAGAACGCCACCGTCAACCTGATGATGCAAATTATTCAAAAATCGGGTGCTTTTATCGTAGCAATTACGAACGAGGAATTCTCATATATTATCTTATACGAAAATTCAATCTAACTTCAATGTTAGAAATAGGATTTGGTAGAGGATATTCAACGTTTTGTGCTGCCAAGGCTTTTACAGATGCAGGAATAAAAGGCAAAATTGTCACAGTTGATCCTGATTTAAATGAAGATTATTTAAAACAATTACAAGCAATTTTCCCCAAAGAATGGTTTGAACATATTGAATTTGTTAAGGCTCGATCACAAGATTATTTATCACAATTAAATGATAAATTTGATTTGGTTTATATCGATGGTGATCATTCATATGAGGCAACAAAATCAGATTGGAATATGACCAAAGAAAAATTTAATAGTTTTATTTTATTTGATGATTATCATTTACCTTCTAAAAATGACCCAGGAATTGCATGTGCAAAAGCCATTGATGAAATTGATGAAAGTATTGAAAAGTGCAATGAAAAAGAATTAATTATTCTTGACAGACGTATCTTTTTTGATGATCGACAACAAACAGACGATCAAATAAATTACGGACAAATTCTTTTACAAAAATCAAGTGTAAAATTATCAGAGTGGTGATATGACCCATCAAAATAAGTTCATTTTTGTCGCCCCCATGTTCAATGCCAGCAAAACGCTGGAACAAATGCTATATTCGATTTGTGGTCAATCATATAAAAATTGGAAATTAATCTTAATTGATGATATTTCAAATGATTATGAAAGAATAGAAGAAGCCAATATTATTAAATCTTTTAAAAATTTGATTGGCGATAATAGTAGAAGCCAAGATGATCAAAAAATTAATGTAGTTTGGAATAAAACAAAAAAATGGGAAGTTGAAAATGTTCTATATGGGATTTCAATGTGTGAAGATGAAGATATTATTTGTCGAATTGATGCCGACGATTGGTTAACTGATCTTGATGCATTGACATATCTTAATGCACTTTATAATCAAACTGGTGCCGAGGTGCTTTGGTCCGCTCATCGATGGGAATATACAGATAGAAACATCTCAGGCCCGATGCCGCCCGATGCCGACCCTTACAATTTTCCCTGGGTTTCTTCTCACTTAAAAACATTTAGAAAACGATTAATTAATGACGTAAATGATATAAATTTTCGTGGTGAAGACGGAAATTATATTCGCCGCGCTGGTGATCAAGCGATTTATTTGCCTATATTATTTAAAACCAAAAAAAGAGGATTTGTGCCACGAGTTTTTTATCATTATACAATTGATGAAAAAAATGGTGAAGTATATCAAACTGATGATGCAAAATTTCAAAAAAATGAAGCAGAATTTTTACGTCATAGAGGATTTACAAAATAATATTTTATAAGTTAATAAATCTCAAACAACCCTCTGTTAGTTATTACTTTAATAAATATAAATTAAAATTTTAAATAATTTTAAAATACATATTGAAAGTGGCATTTTTAGATCATAGAGGGTTTGTTGATGATGGTTCTCCTAATTTAAATATTAGTGGTGACGTAAGAGTTAGTGGGGCTGTTTTTATAAATGGATCGGCTAGTTTAAATCCAACATATTCTTTAACACAAATAACTTATAGTTATTTTCTTACAATAAATGACAACGTCGTTGAGTGTACAACGGGATCGTTTATAGTTACTCTTCCCACTGCCATTGGTATTACTGGAAAATTATACAATATTAAAAACACCGGATCTGGCATTATAACCATCAATACAACATTAAGTCAATCTATAGACGGATATGTAAATGGTGAATTGGCGTTAACACAATATGAATGTTTGTCGGTTGTTTCAAATAACACAAAATGGTTAATAATGTAATTAAAGAAGATTGAAGACGGGGGACGAGGGCAACACAAATGACATATTTTAAAAAGACCATCATACAAGGAACACATGACGATGGGTCGATTGATGATATTCCAATAACAAACGAGAATCATCTTGAAATTGAAGTTCATGGTCCCATACATCCTTATGGTGAAATCCATGCTGAAAGGCTTCACCCACTTATCCAAGGAACAGCTACATATGGAATTAACTCTACTAATCATCGGACAACAACTTATCTAAGTGGAACTGTAACAACTTCAGGATCAATGTTCATCTGTTCAACAGGTACCCAAGCATTGTCTTTTGGTACTTTTCAGTCTAGAAGAAGAGCAAAGTATCGGGCCAATCAAGGTCTCGTTGCAAGGTTCGGCGTGCTTTGGTCAGATCCAGTAGCAAGTTCAATTGTTGTTGCAGGAATTGGTCATGCCGAAAGCGGATATTTCTTTGGTTATAATGGAACAAGCTTCGGTATTCTTCATAGTAATGGAGGTGTCAGAGAGATAAGAACTTTAACAATCAACACAAAATCTTCTCATGCTGATAGCATTGACATAACCCTTAATGATGTTGTTACTCCAGTTACTGTTACCAACGGGGCCTCCGCAATCACAACGGCTTCTGAAATAAACAAAACAACATTTACAGGATGGGTTGTAACATCTCGGGGTAACAAAGTTATATTTGTCGCCGATGATGTTGGTTCTAAAAATGGAACTTATTCTTTATCAAATGCAACCAGTGCCGCTGGAACCTTTGTCAGATCAACAACAGGTGTTGTATCAAACGATATATGGATTCCACAAACAGACTGGAACGGAGATCAATTGTTGGGCGCGGGCTCGTCGGGAATAACTCTCAATAAACAAAAGGGAAATGTATTTCACATCGGTGTTCAACATGGATTTGGAAATATTATATTCAAGGTTGAAACTGTAAGTTCAAATTTGAATAATTCTACTTTTACAACTGTTCATACAATTCGAAATCCAAATACAAGAACAACACCAAATTTGACCAATCCATCGTTTACATTTACGATGTCGGCATATAGTACAGGCTCAATAACTGATGTATCAGTTAAGTGTGGCAATTATGGTATCTTTAATGTTGGTGATATTAATTCCATTGAAAACAATTATACATACTCAGGTCAAATAACAACGGCAACTGATACAACTTATGTTCCAATATTCACAATCGTAAATTCAAATGAATTCAATGGTCGAGCCAATCAATCGGTGGTAAACTTTACATCGCTGCAGGGCGCTATGAAGCATACTCAACCTGCTACTTTTTATTTAGTCAAAAATGCAACACTCCTTGGCTCACCCAACTTTGTCTTATATTCCAGTTCGAGTTCAACTTACGTAGACACGGCCTCAACATCATTAACGTTTTCTGATAATAATCAAGTTGTGTTTTCTATTCCCGTGGGTGAAACAACAAGTTTCCACGCTGTTTTTACTCACAAAATTGATTTGCAACCCGATGATTCAATATCAGTTTGTGTCAAGGCTTCAACAGGCAACCCTGCATATTGTTTGGCATCACTTAATTCTTCAGAAGAACAATAAGAACATAATTTAGTGTATATGTTGTAAAAAATTGCTTATGGTATTTATAGCCATGACAAAACGCCTTCCTAAATGTCAAATTACAAAAACTTTTATTAAAAAAGTCAAGTATGATCTTAAGGTTGGCGATTGTGTTGCATTATCATGTGTATTTGGCGATAATCAATATGAAAATTATATAATCACTGGCGATCCAGTTTATTTTAAAGATGCTGGTGGTTGGTATGTGAAAGCAAGAAGAGCGCTAACGGGATATATTGAAGATATTTCTGTTGATAGGATTTTATTATGAAAAGATTTTATTTAAAACGTGTTATCGATGCATCTGGTGTTTCTGGTGTTGGTAACGTCGCCGAAGGTTGTCAATTTGACAATGGATGGGTTGCACTAATTTGGCTTACAAATAAAACAGTAATGAGTTATTATGAGTCAATTGAAACTGCCGTTGAAATTCATGGCCATGGTAATAATACACAATGTATATGGGTTGATGATGAATCATCAAATGTAAGAATTCTAAGTGATCACGTAGAAACAGGATCAATATCGCGATGAAAGTTTATATTAATCGAAAACCAATAAACGGTCCCTGGGGTGGTGGAAATCATTTTGTTCGAGCTTCATATGAATTTTTTAAAGAAAATGACATAGAAGTAATTCCATCTGATTGTCATACGGAAGCCCCTGATTCTATGTTGATTGTTGGGTTAGATAATGATGGCACGGGCATTTCACTTGAACAAGCAATAATGTACAAACTAACGATGTCACATATACGTGATATCAAATTAATACTCAGGGTCAATGAAAATGATGCACGAAAAGCAACAAACATAATTGATAAAAACCTTGTAAAATTTTCATCTCATATTGATGCGACAATCTTTGTTTCAAACTGGCTTCAAGATTATTTTATGAAAAAAGGTTGGGCTTGCCAAAATAATTCCGTTATCGTAAATGGTGTTGATTCAACTGTCTTTAAGCCATCTCAAAAAAGAAATGATGGAAAAATTAATATTGTTTGTGCTCACTGGAGTGACAATCATCTAAAGGGACAAGATGAATATGAATGGTTAAATTCGTTTGTTAATAAAAACAAAAATGAATATACATTTACGTTTATAGGTCGCACAAAAGCAAATTTAAATAATTCAACTCACGTTCGTCCTCTTTTTGGTTTGAAACTTGGTGAAGAACTTGCAAAATATGATGTGTGCATCAACTCATCACGATTTGATCCTGGACCAAATTCTGTAATTGAATCAATATCATGTGATTTACCAACATATGTACATGCTGATGGTGGTGGCGCCGTCGAGTTCGCTGGTCAAGATCATGTTTTTTCAAATATACAAGAACTTGAACAATTGTTATTATCAAAGAAATTTCAAAGTAATACAGCACAGTTTTTACCTTGGAAAGATGTGATACAACAATATTCAAAAACGATTAAGTCAATTATATGAATGAAGAACATAATAAAAAACAACAGGTTTTTGATGCCATATCAAAAATGATAGAACAAAAATTATTTGTCTATAAGAACGAGTCAATTAATCCATTAATATGTCTTAAAATCTATCAAGAAATTTTTAGTACATTTACTGAAGTTTTAAATAATTCAAAAATTCAAATCAGTAATGAAGCATTAAATTACGTGGCACAATTATTTTATGATATGGTAAAAATTAACAATAATAAAGAACTTGATCCAAATATTTTTACGCAAAGAGCAAGTCTTGATAATGTTGAAACAAAAGATTTAAAAATAATTATCACCATTTTAAAAGGATCACCTGTTGCATTAATTCCATTTGAGGAATTAAAAAAACGAGGATAAATTGAGAATTCATTTTGATAACGTTGTATTTGGGGGACAAAGTGGTCCTAATTGTTTTGCAACACGTTTAGCAAAAGCCTTTTTTGAAAGTGGGCACGAGGTTGTTAATAACGGTCCAGATGCAAACGTTTCACTTGTCTTAATAGAACCCACCGGCTTGCCTCTTGCAAAGAAGAAAATTCAAAGAATAGATGGTATATGGTTTAAACCTGAAGAATTTTATCAAAAAAATCAAAATATCAAAAGATTTTATGATATTGCCGACGCTGTTATTTGGCAATCTAAATTTGATAGACGATTTGTCACCAAGTTATGGGGTGATCATCGATGTGATACCATCATAAGCAATGGAATTGCAAATAACGTTTGTAAAAAAATAACAAGTCCGGCTCTTGAACAAATTCGTAATCAATATAAGTTAATTTTTTGTTGTTCATCAAATTGGCATCGTCAAAAACGCCTTAAAGAAAATATTGAATTATTTAAACATATTCAATCAACAATTGAAAATTCGAGCGCACTCATTGTTTTGGGTTCTAATCCTGAAATCATTGCCGATAAAGACATTTTTTTTGCAGGTCAACAATCTCATGATGTTTGTGATGAAGTTTATTCAATTTCAAATTGGATGTTGCATTTGGCCTGGTTGGATCATAGTCCTAATGTCGTGTGTGAAGCACTGAATCAAGGAACTCCTGTAATATGTTCAGAAGATGGTGGTACATCAGAACTCGTTGGTGACTTTGGTGTTGTTTTAAAAGAAAAAGAAAAATTTAAGTTTACTCTTACAGATTATGACAATCCACCAATTTTTGATGTATCACAACTTAAATCTTTACCAACTAAAAACTTATTAGGTAATCATAAAGAGATCAATATTGAAATAATTGCAAAACAATATATTGGTTTATTTGAAAGAATTTTAGATGAATAAAGTTTATATCTTAGGGGCTGGAGAAAATTGGATCGTTGATCGTTTTGTTAAGGAGTGGTCTGAGGATAATCAAGATATAACTGTTACAGATCCTTGGAATGCTGACGTAATTTGGTTATTGGCTGATTGGTGTTTTAAACAACTACCACATGTTTTATTACAATCAAAAACAGTGATCACAACAGTTCACCACATTGTTCCTGAGAAATTTGACAAGTATGCCGATGTTGATTTCGTTTGTCGTGATAAACTAACTGATGTATATCATGTATACAATCAAATCACTTATGATTTTATTCGTCCCCTAACTGATAAAAAGATTGTATTAATTCCTTATTGGGCCAACCAAAGGTTGTTTCAACCATTATCCGTGACCCGAGAGTGGCTCAGAAAAAAATATCATTTATTGGATACAGATTATATTTGTGGGTCGTTTCAACGCGATACAGAGGGTGCAGGCGTCCCAAACGGAATATTTTTACCCAAACTTGAAAAAGGTCCTGATATTTTTTGTGATTATGTTGAAAGTCTTGCTAAGACAAAAAATAACGTTCATGTGTTATTAGCCGGATGGCGAAGACAATACGTAATTGATCGCCTTGACAAGGCAGGAATAAAATTTACGTATCATGAACTTCCATCAGCTCAAGTATTAAATGAACTTTATCAATGTCTTGATACGTATGTTGTTTCGGCTCGGTGTGAAGGCGGTCCTCAGGCGTTACTTGAATGTGGACTTCTTAACGTTCCAACAATATCCACCCCCGTCGGAATTGCCCACAACGTCCTGCCACAATTATCGATCAATAATGATTTAATGAAATGTAACCCAACAATACCAGTAATTCCGAATGAGTGGAAACTCCCACGTGGATATGAACTTTATAGAAAATTAATTGAGGAATTATGAAAGATAAAATTACGTTAGGTTGTTTGTTATTCTTGACTGATGAAAATCGATCAAGACGTTATGATATTGTCCAGCAGTCGATTTTTTCATTGAATTTTTTTCAAAAACAAGAAAATGTTGATTTATTAATAATAAACAATGGAAATAAAGATAAAGATGATATTTCTTCATTCATTAGTGAAGATTGTCAATTAGTTACAAAAAATAAAATTATTAATTTAAATAAAAATTATTTTGATATTGCATCCCATATGTGTTCATATTGGCATGCTCTTGAAAATGGAAATAAATATTTTGCGTATACATATGATGATTTTGTTTTCACGGATGATAAATGGATAGATGAAGCAATAGAATTTATGAACCTCAGACAAGATATTTCTTGTATTAGAATTCCTTCATATATTCACAATGATGCAATGTATAACACAAAATATACATCTAAAGATCAAAATCCAGATGCCGTGAGACACGAAACCGGTGCTGGCAATAAACAACTTGATAATCAGTTTAGTTGGTTGATTGGAACACATAATTTTTATAAATCAAATTGGCTTCCAAATTCAAGACCTATGTTATGGAGAACATCAGAGTTTGGTCATATGATCAATTCATTCAAAACGCTCCCGGTAATGCAATCATTTGAAGCTCTCATGTATGAATATGCAAATATCAATTATATAAATTGGACAAGCGGATTTATTGATAAAGGGGTTTGTTATACATTCCCAGTTAAAACATCTGAACGTACACTTGTTTCAAATCATTATCGTGATGTTTCAATAGATGTTTTAGAATTTAGAAAGGCATATGATGACGCAAGCAACACCTAAAATTTTTGTTGGAACAATGTTTAGTAACGAAAATGAATTTTCAAATAGTTGTACATCATTATTTTCACAAACCAACGTTGAAATTGATCATTGTATTATTCATGGCAAACGTGAACTTCAAGCACACCAAGCACTATATAAAAAATGGAATGAAGTAAAAAAAGACTATGACGCATTTATACAACTAGATCCAGATACTGTTTTGTATAATTCAAATACGTTGCGGGACATGTATGATCGATTAACAATATATCATAGCCAGTCACAAAACTACACGTCAATACAATGTGCTCTCGATGATTTCTTTATTAATCAACCCATTTATGGCTTAAACATGTATCTTCCAGACGTAATTTTTAATATGCCCACTGATGAAGTTCATTGTGATCGTTCAACATTAAATAATAGAACATTTTGTGAGGCCGATGCGGTCGGATCACATTGTTCAAATCCAACATTTAAGCAGGCATTTCATTTTGGTTTACATCGAGGCTTAAAAAACAAATTACATCAAAGATATGATTGTGAAAGTGTTTTTAAGAAATTGGGCGATGACCGACGGTGCATGGCGATTCTTGGATTTGATATGTCACATAAATTTAGTTTAAATGAGAAAACAAGTTACGTTGATGAAGAATTTGAAACGGCATATATTATTGCATGTACAAAATTAAGTGAGTTTAAAATGACATTATGACAATTAATAAACAAATACCTTTGTTTACACGTTTTGAAATTGAAACTCAATCAACGTGTAATCGTAAGTGTGTAACCTGCATTCGTAATTCAACTCCAGATAAAAACGCTACAGCATCCTGGTTTACAAAAACCCAATTATCATTTGACGATATTAAAAGAATTCTTGATGAAAGTTTACAAATGGGATTTCGAGGTGAAATTTGTTTATCACATTATAATGAACCTCTAATGGATGAACGAATTGTTGAAATTGCAAAATACACAAAAAGTCTTGGAAAATTTTCAAGAATATTCTTTTGTTCAAATGGCGATTTCTTAACAAAGGAAATCGCTTCAGAACTCGACGGAAATATTGACGACATTGGATTTACGTTGTATATGTCAAATCCCCAACGTGCAGAAAGGGAAATTTGGATTCGTTCACTTTTTAAGAAAACAAAATTAGATCCAATTGGAATTGGTGTCGAAGGTCACATGGTTACACACAATAGTCCTAAACAAGAACTTATTTCATTAATTGTTCATCATAAAAATAATCCATGTAAATTACCCCTCGTAAGAATGATTGTTAATCATAAAGGTCAACAACTTTTATGTTGTGATGATTTAATTGGTAATTTTAATCTTGGAACAATATATGAAAAATCAATTGAAGAATTATGGTATAGTAATACACATCAAAATTATGTTTTAGAATTATTAAAATCAGGTGGTAGAAAAATTCATTCTCACTGTTTAAGTTGTCCAAGAAAATGATATTTGAAAATCAAAGAGGCCACGCACTTCGGGACCCAAATAAAAAAATTCGGGTAGGAACACATATCAATGTTCTAGAATCGTGTATCAAACAATCATCACAAAAAATTCAACATATATTTGAACACGGAATGGGTCTTGCCTCGACATCATTTTTCCACAATATTCCAGAAATAAAATCAATTACATCATTAGAAGATGATCTAAACTGGCAAACATGTAATGATTGTAATAATAAAAATGGATCAAATGTTGAACATAAAATTATTACTTTTAGCACAGAAAATTTATTAAATTCAATTTTAAATAAACATAATTGGAACCTTGCGTTGGTTGATGGCCCACATTTACAAAGGGTACAAATTATTGAATTTCTTCAAAATCTTCAAGTTGAATATATTGTAGAACATGATGCCGAAGCGTTATCAAAATTTGAACTTGAAACTCGATGTAAAATAAGTGAAAATAACAAATATAATATACAACAATATGTTGGTCTAAACCCTGAAACAATTGTTTATTCAAAAAGTATGTTATTAGGAAATAATTTAATCAACATATTAAAATGAAAACAAAACCAAAAATACATTTACTTGTTGATTCAATTAACTATATTGAAAATGAACCATATCAACATCAATTAAATAAAGTTTTAAATCAAAATTATGAATGTATTTATCATGAAATTGGTGATTTAACAAAACAAATCAACAAAAATGAAATTATTTTATCACTATTAAAAATTCGATCTACAAAAAAACATATTGATTGGATTGTAAGTCTTGTTGGCGATACACATATTATTGTAAATGATTATGATCCCTGGGTTTCATTTGAAGACGGATCAATTCACAAAGGCACATATGAATTTATTTCATCAAAATTAAATGCAACATTTTTTGTACCAAGTATTGAATGGACTAAGATAATCAAGTCAAAAGGACTGCGTTGTGTTTCATCAAAAATAGGAATGTTATCTGATTATTGTGATACAACACCTTGGGAAAAAAGAATAAATCAAGTTGAATTTCGAGGTGCCCATTACTCATGTAGAGATATCGCTATGAAAAAATTATTTGATACCGGCTTTCCAATGTGTTGGAAGGCAGGAAAGATTGCTCCATATCATTTTTTTCTAGAGCGACTGTCAACAATTCAGGTTTGGGCACAATCAGAAACTGAACCAATTTTCGTTGATGGAAATCCCATTTGTCGTAATTGGTTATGGCCAAAAGCAATTGAAGTTTTGTCTCGAGGATGTTTTTTAATTAGAGATAAACAACCTGAAGCTGAAAATTATGTAAAAAATATGCCAACAGTTTTTTTATTTGAAAAAGAAACTGAAGCACTCGATCTTTTAAACAAAATTAATTCATTATCAAATAAAGAAAAAAATGAAAGAATAAAAGAAACAATTAATTATATTCAAAATGAATTATATTATCAAGTAATCTGTGATAATTTAACCTTTTGGTGGAATAAATTATGAATAAAGATATTAAAAAACACGAAGAATTAACACAAGAGTATGCAACATGGGGTGATAAGTTATTACAACACACAGACGTGTTACATGAAATGCAAGTTCACAAAAACATCAAACCCATAACGATCCAGTTGGCTCCCACGGAAGGATGCGATTCCGATTGTAGTTTTTGTTCCGTTTCTGGTCGACCCCTTAAAACATATATACCGTTTGAAAACATTAAACAAATCTTATCAGATTTTCGAAAATTAGGTGCAAAATCCGTTGAATTGACGGGTGGCGGAAATCCAATGATTTACAAAGATAAAGAGTCAAAAAAGAACATCAACGACATAATCGAATATGCGGGATCTCTTGGATATGACATCGGAATAATCACAAACTCAGAAAAACTAACAAAAATACGTCCAGAATTATTTTCAATGATTAATTGGATTCGTATAAGTCTTATAAAACTCGACGAAGGATGTGATCCCGAAGACTATGATTTTGGTAGTTTCCCATATGAAAAACTAGGATTTAGTTACATTATTTATGATGAATGTGCATCAACGCCAATAACAAAAAAATATCGTGAAGGCACTTCTGAAAAAACAATTGAAAGAATTGCAAAACTCGTTGAAATACATAATGGAAACATTAAGTTTGTACGATTTGCTGGAAACTGTTTAATAAAGGGAAATAATAGTCTTGTTAGAAAGAAATTTGGTGATATTGTTGATGCCAACGATCGTTATAAAAAATTCTTTCTTAAAACAATAGAGGATAATGATGGCGCGTATGATAAAGGATGTTATGTAGGAATGATTAGACCTTATGTCGCCGCATCGCCAGACGGAAATGGTCATAATGTTTATATTTGTACAAGCCACGTATTGAATAAGAGAACTTATGATACTGATTATTCTCTGTGTAAAACAGGAGATATTATTTCAAAGTGGTCTGAAATGAATGAGTCGTATAAAGTAAATGGTTACCCTTACGAGGTAAAAAACAACAAAGGATGTGGTTGGTCTGAGTCGTGCAAATTTTGTTATTACGCTAACAATAACAAATTGTTACACACCGTTGCACGAGAAATGAAAGATAAGAATTTTCCATGATGTACGATGAAAAATATTATACTAATAATAATTACGCAAGTTATCTTGAAAGATCTGAACGATATGAAAGAATGGTTCAAGAAATTGAATATGAATTATTTAGAATTTTAAAATTAGACTTTAAAACATTTCCTGTTTTAGATTATGGTTGCGGTGTTGGGTTTGTTGTTAATTCATTTCAAAAATTAGGATATACAAATATTTGGGGATATGATGTTTCTAATTGGGCAATTGAATGGGGGAGAAAGAATGTTGTAAAAAAACCAACAATCATTACTAATGACTTCGGTCTTGTTGAAAGTAAACATTCAAAATTAATGACAGCATTTGATGTTTTTGAACATATGTCACCCCAAGAAATTAAAATCGTACTCGCAGCAAACCGTCCAGAACATATACTAGTTCGCATACCACTAACAATTTGCGATAATGGAAAATTTATATTAACAGTGTCTGAAGGCGATCCGACTCATATAACAAGACTAACACGTTACTCATGGATAAATCTTTTTAAAGAAAATGGTTACACATTTTTATTTAATGTTAATGTTGGAAGTTTTTACGATAGTGACGGTGTAATGTGTGCAATGTTTAAGTGTCTATAATTGATAGATAATATTGTTTAGAAGAGCATCTGAACAATTAGTGGTTTTATCTAAGTTTTATTTGTAAAGAATGATATATGATTATTTAATTGTCGGCGCGGGACTTTTTGGCTCAACGTTTGCATATTGTGCAACTTGTTCAGGAAAAAAATGTCTTGTTATAGATATCAATGATCATATAGGTGGAAATTGTTATACAAAAAAACAAGAAGATATTCATGTTCATGTTCATGGACCTCATATTTTTCATACGTCAGATAAACGAATATGGGATTTCGTAAATGAATTTGCTAAATTTAATTCATATACTCATCGCGTTAAAGCGATTTCAAATAATAAAATTTATTCCTTGCCAATAAATTTACTAACAATGCATCAAGTTTTTGGATCATGCACCCCCATTGAAGCAATTAGTTTATTAGAAAAAGAAAAAATTCATTGTAATAATCCAAGAAATCTTGAAGAGTGGGCTTTATCACAAGTTGGTCGACAGTTGTATGATCTTTTAATTTATGGTTATACACGAAAACAATGGGGACAAGAACCTTCCACCCTACCAGCAAGCATCATAAAAAGACTTCCTATCCGTACGACGATGGACGACAATTATTTTAATGATATTTACCAAGGGATACCGATAGGAGGATATACACAAATATTTGAGATGCTTCTTGAGGGCTCAGATGTTATGTTATCAACTGATTTTTTTAAAAATAGAAAAAATCTTGAAAAACTTGGTAATCGTATTGTTTATACTGGAAAGATCGATCAGTATTACGATTATGCGTTTGGAAAATTGGGATATAGAACTTTACGATTTGAGAATAAAGTATTTGACACAGAAAATTATCAAGGCCTCGCCCAACTAAACTACACATCATTAGATGTTCCATGGACACGCACAATCGAACATCGTCACTTTGATAATACTATAAAGTCATCAAAAACAATTGTTACATGGGAATATCCTGAAAAATTCACAGATAATTCACCCGCATATTATCCGGTAAATGATTTAGAAAATTCTAACATTTATTCTAAGTACAAAGAATTAAGTTTAAAAGAAGATAAGACAATTTTTGGTGGAAGGTTGGCAACATATCAATATAAAGATATGCATCAAATAATCGCTTCTGCCATGCACCTTGCAAAAAAAGAGAAAATATTTTCTATTCTTTAATTTGTTTTAAAACACAATCAACAATACTTTGTGATGTCATATGTGTTTCCCAAGCATCTATACACTTTTGACTAAGTTCTTTATATTCAATTGAGTTTATATCATATACAATGTTTTCAAATTCAGAAAACACAATGTTACAACCCCTTGTAATGTTATCAATATATGAACTTTCGGGTATTAAACTTGGTATTCCCAATGCCATACTTTCATACGTAGCATGCCGTAATCCACCACCATGAGGTTGAATTGCATACGCCGCCATTTTTAAAACATCAACATATTGTTTTGGACCAAGCCCGGTGTGAATAGAAAAATTAGTTCCCCAATATTCCCTTGATTTATCAATGTAATATTTTCTTGCATCATAGTGTCCATTAAACCCCGTTGTTGATCCACAAAAAACAATTGTTGTTTCAATGAAATTATTTGTATTACGAAATTTTTTAACTTCCTCTCTAACGTTATTTATATGTCTATATACATCATGATAGTATGACCATTTAGGTGAAGTCAATAGTTCAAAATTATTTTGTTTTGCAAGTTCAAAAAAACCCAAACTTTGTGTTTGACTTAAATTAGGCTTAACATAAATAAATCTTTTATCTTTATTTCTTGCTTCCCAACATAAATTAAGGCGTTCAGTACTTTCTTGTCCCATTGATGGTAATATTCCATCATGATATTCCCACCAAACTTGTGTATCTTTTAAATCCCATAACATTGTTTTATCAACAACAGGTTGAGAACTAATAATCCATTCTTTGGGAATTGATGGAATTAAATATTGAAATCTATGATGATAAAAACACTTATTTGTCATGTATATATGTAAATTATATTATAAATTATTAATAAATGTCATATTATAATAAGCGTTTACCAAAAAATAATTTAGTTTTGTATGATGATCATGGCGATTTACTTGTTAAGTCGCCAATTGATGGATCGATTATAACGTCAGTTTATTCAAATAAAGAGATTGATGTTGATTTGGCAATTAATAACGCAAAACAATGTTTTAAAATCTTAAAAACTATTCCTGCTCCCAAACGTGGAGACATGATAAAATTATTTTCTCAAAAATTATGTGAACAAAAAAATAACCTCGCTGAATTAATCACTCTTGAAACTGGAAAAATTATACAAGAAAGTTTAGGCGAAGTTCAAGAGATGATAGATATTTGTGATTTCGCCATAGGATTATCAAGACAATTATATGGTTTAACAATCACGTCAGAACGCCCAGATCATAGGTTAATGGAGCAATGGTTGCCTCTTGGTCCGGTCGTTGTTATAAGCGCATTTAATTTTCCTTGTGCTGTTTGGGCTTGGAACTTTACACTCGCCGTCGTGTGTGGAAATCCCGTAATTTGGAAACCATCAGAAAAAACACCCCTAACGGCCTTGGCATGTCATAATCTGTGGACGACATGCCAAACTGATACAATTCCAGAAAATATTTCTCAAGTCCTAATTGGCGATAAAAAAATTGGTGAATTGCTTGCAAAAAATTCTTCAATTGCTCTTGTGAGTGCCACGGGATCTTCACAAATGGGTCGTGAAATCGCCCCAATAGTTGCATCAAGATTTGGTAGATCGTTATTAGAACTAGGAGGAAACAATGCAATGATCGTCACGCAGGCGGCAAATCTAAGTTTAGCAACACAAGCGATTGTTTTCTCGGCCATTGGTACTTCAGGTCAAAGATGTACAACTTTACGACGATTAATTGTACATGAATCAATATATGAAAAATTATTAATTAAATTAAAAAAGGCATATGCTAACGTTTGTATAGGTTCACCTTTGTTAAAAAATATAATGATGGGACCTATATTTCATAAACAAGCTTTTTATAATATGAAACTTGCAATTGAAACCGCACAAAAAGAAGGAGGAACAATAGAATATGGGGGATACAAAGTTCCTTATGGGTATGATGATGCATATTATGTTACCCCTGCATTAATTTCAATGCCATCACAGACTAATATTGTAAAACAAGAAACTTTCGCACCAATTTTGTATATACTAAAATATACTGATTTAAGTGATGCAATTAATATGAATAATGATGTTGAACAAGGTTTATCTTCAAGCATTTTTACAAATGATATGATTGAAGCCGAATTATTTATGTCAACAAAGGGAAGTGATTGTGGAATTGTTAACGTCAATATTGGTACCTCTGGTGCTGAAATTGGTGGCGCGTTTGGTGGTGAAAAAGCCACTGGCGGTGGTCGTGAGTCAGGATCAGACGCTTGGAAGAATTACATGCGCCGGACAACAAATACAATAAATTACTCAAGCAAATTGCCACTTGCCCAAGGAATTGATTTTAATTTAGACAAATAAACTATTTAAGCCTGTACAAGTTATAAATGAGATTTATATTTAAAATATGAAACAATACGAATTGTAGATTTTTGCTCGTGGTCCTCCGTACATAACACATTCAATAAATGTTTGTGTTACTAAGTTACTTTATGGAGGATATATGAATATTAATTTACAAATGTTACGTGCAAAAATTCGTGGATTTCAGGTTACAAGCGAAACAATTCGTAAAAAGATCAATAAAACGTCTAGGAAAACTAGACATGATCTTTGGAATAAAAAGAGAATATTAGGAAATTATTGTAGAAGTCATTTAATCGCTTATGGTTTATTACGAAATATTTCATATGATAAAATTGAAAAACATTCGTTGAACAATAAACCAGATTTTGTTAAAATTCTATCAATTGTTATAGAACACACACCATGGCCACACAACACAAGCGAATTAAGAAATTGCACACATCTACGCGATCTAGAAAATCGCATGATAGAAAAATACCAATACCAAAAATCAAAAAGCCCACAAAAAGCCCCCGAAAAAGGCGAAAAATTATGACCGGTGTAAACCATCAAATAAAATTAGGAGATAAACTCTACCTTATCACAAGGCGCGATATACCGCCCGGATATCAGGCTGTTCAATCTTGCCACGCTATCCGCCAGTTTATCCAAGATCATCCAGAAATCGATAGTGATTGGTTTAAATCTTCAAATTATTTAGCGTTGCTTTCAGTTGAAGATGAAATTGAATTAATGAGATTAATAGTGGGTGCAAATGATAAAAATCTTCGTTGGTCGGCTTTTCATGAACCCGACGTCGGGGGGAAAATAACGGCAATTGCAATTGAACCTCACCCAAAAACAGTAGATTTATGTAAATTTTTACCATTGGCATTAAGTGAATAAATAGAAACTCGACCTCGTAACTCAATAGTAGAGTGACTGATTCTAAACCAGAAAGTTGCGGGTGCGAATCCCGCCGAGGTCTCCAAAGAAAGTTAATATGATATATTATATTTGTGAAAATTGTGGAAAAAGAATAAATGAAACAGAAATTGAGGAAAGCCAATTTCCGGAGTCTTTCGCCAGACCTAAAGAAATTGAAGCAATTAAGAATTATCATTTAAAAAAGAAAAATGAATTAGATCATCCCTCAATAGAGATTACTAATGATGATAAAACAATTAGTTTAATTAGTTTTAATCCCCCACTTACTGATTTTCCTATAATTAAATTTCATACGAAATATGATTATGTATTTTCTCAATATAAAAAACTAGCATGTTATCCACTACACGTTGAAAACGAGCAAGAAAGATTTATTAGTTGGCTTGGAGGTGATTTTGAACTACCTAAGAAAAGTGTAGTAAAATATCCTTATGACCCATACAGAAGATATAAGTAATAAACCACCACTTGCGAAGTTTGAAAATTTACCAACAGGTAAACCACATATTTCATTTTCAGAAATGCGAGATTGGGTTGAATGTTCGTATCGACATAAACAAAAACACGTTAATAAAATTAATTTATCCCGCCCAGGTCAAGCACTTGATTTTGGAACGGCGATCCACGCATCCTGTGAATCGTTCCTCAGGACAAGGACTATGGATAGTTCAATTGCTCATGAACATCTTAAAAAAGCTTGGGTCACCCATAAGGGAAATCCGGGATTCGAGCCTGAAATGTTACAAATATGTATTGATGAAGCAACGGCGATCTTGTTAGACGTCCCACCGTTCATGGATGAAAATTTTCCAAATTGGGAATATGTCGACGCCGAACATTTATTATATGAACCAATTGAAAATCATGCTCATGCATTTAAAGGATTTATTGATGGTATTATAAAAACGACCAATAAAGAAAAACAACTTTATTGGTTAATAGATTGGAAAACCACCAATAGTTACTGGCCCGCAAATAAAAAATCTGATCCAAATGTCACTGGACAATTAGTTCTTTATAAGAATTATTGGTCAAAGAAAATGAATATTAGTTTTAAAGAAATTAGATGTGCATTCGTTTTATTAAAAAGAAAAGCAAAACCAGGACGCCATTGTGAGATAGTAACCGTGTCAGTTGGTGATGTAACACAAAAACGACACTTAAAAATTGTGGGTAATATGTTAGCAAGTGTTAAACGTGGATTCGCTATCAAGAATAGAGATTCATGTAAATGGTGTGAATTAAAAAATACAGAACATTGCACGTGATTAGAAAAGTATGAAACTTAAAAAACATGAAATTGCAAGATTTGCCTCAAAAATAAACACTAACGTTGTTGGAGGATTTGGAAAATTGTTATCATACGTTAGTAAAATTCATAATAACATAATATTTTTGACGTATGTAGATATACGACATGGACAAAATAGTAAACAATATATGAATAATGGGTTTAAATTAATTAATAAAACAGCGCCGCGTTTTTGGTGGACTGATACAAATAAAAGATATGATCGATTTTCAATTAGGGCTACAAAAGACAACACAGAAGCCGAAAATTCAGTTATTAAAAGAAAACTAAAAATCTGGGGTGTGTCAAATTTAATTTTTGAGAAAATAATATGATTGAAAAGAAAAAGAAAATACTGTTATTAAGTGACCATGCCTTGAGTACAAGCGGCGTCGGGACACAAGCTCGTTGGTTAATTAATGGTCTTGTTGAAACCGGAAAGTATAGTTTTTTTTGCTTTGGTGGGGCAATATCACATGAATCATATGATATCATAAACGTTAATCCTGATTTTATTATTAAACCTACAAAGGGATTTGGTGATAAATCTTTATTGAGAACTGTTCTTGCGCAAATTAAACCTGATGCATTGATGCTTTTTACTGACCCAAGATTTTTTGTGTGGGTATGGGAAATGGCCGACGAAATTAATCAGATCTGTCCAATAGTTTATTGGCACCTTTGGGATAACCCACCAGTCCCCAAATTTAATGATGTTCTTTACGAATCAACACAAGCAATTAATTGTATCAATTGGCCAACGTATGAAATGCTCAAAGAAAGATTTCCTCAACCTGGAAAAGTGGGATATATTCCACACGGTGTCCCAGACGCCCTCTATAAACCAATTCCAGATGATGAAATTCTTAAATTTCGAAAAGAGTTATTAGGTAAAGATAAGTTTGATGATTTTATAGCACTATATGTTGGCCGAAATGCCCGCCGCAAATGTGTGAGTGATATATTGATGTCATGGAAAATGTTTGTACAAGAACTAGAGCAAAAATATGGTCATAAAAAAGCAACATTAATACTTCATACAGATCCACTTGATCCTGAAGGTCCAAATTTACACCACGTCGTTGAAATGTTAGGTATAGAAAATAATATTGTTTTCTCTAAAGACAGAACCGGGTTTAATGAGATGCGAACAATTTATAACGTCTCAGACGTTATTATTAACTCAAGTTCAAATGAGGGATTTGGTCTACCGGTTCTCGAAGGTAAGATGTGTGGGATTCCGTCAATCGCAATTAAAACCGGGGGACTAACAAGACAAATTGTTGATCATGAAACAGGCGAAGAGTATGGCGTCGCGATGACACCTGACGTTAGAACAATTGTTGGTAATCAATCAATTCCATATATTTTTGAAGATTATGTTTCACATGAAACACGCACACAAGCATTTATGAAAATGTATGAAATGGGAAGCGAAAAACGAAAAGAATTAGGAAAAAGAGCGCTCACTCACGCTCAAAAACATTATAATTTATCTACTGTTATAAGTGACTGGGATAAATCATTAGAAAAAACATGTAATGATTGGGAACTCTCACCTGAAAAGAAATGGAGTTTGGTGGAAGTATGAAAAAAGTACTACTTAGGGCTCCCGTTTTATCAAAATCCGGTTACGGCGTTCACGCCAGACAAATCGCTAGATGGTTATTGTCTAGGCCTGACTTAAATGTAGAATTTCAAATATTACCTTGGGGCGACACATCTTGGGAAATAAACCCAGATTCTCATGATGGTCTCATTAGAGAAATGATGACGCATAGTACTGATCCTACAAAAAATAACACCAAGTATGACATTTCATTTCAATTACAACTTCCCAATGAATGGGATTCCACTATTGCAAACTACAACGTTGGAATGTCAGCTATGGTTGAAACTGATAAATGCAATCCTGGCTGGTGCATTGCTGCAAATAAAATGAACATGATAATTGTTCCATCAAAACATGCGGCATCATGTTTAACAAACTCTGGGGATGTCACAGTCCCAGTTCATATTGTTCCGGAGGCATACTCTGATGCATTTTCAAAAAATGATCAAAACTTGTTGCTTCCTTCATTGCAAACACCATTTAATTTTTTGATTTTTGGTCAACTAACAGGCAATAATCCCAATAATGATAGAAAGAATATTTTCTATACAATAAAATGGTTATGTGAAGCTTTCAAAAATGATCCCGATGTGGGAATTGTTGTAAAAACCAATTTAGGAAAAAGTACAAAAATTGATAAACGAATTGTTACACAATTAATAACGAATGTTGCCATTGAATCAAGACAAAAAAATATCAATCCAAAAATTCATTTATTACATGGTGATATGTCAGATGAGGAAGTTTCATCTTTATATACGCACCCTCAAATAAAATGTTTAGTTTCACTTACAAGGGGTGAAGGATTTGGTTTACCTTTGCTCGAGGCCGCAACGTGCGGATTACCAGTAATAGTCCCATCTTGGTCTGGCCACACTGATTTTTTAAAGCATGGTAAGTTTATAGATATTTTTTATCAACTTGATAATGTTCATCAAACAAGAATAGACAATGCGATTTTTATGTCCGGCGCGAAATGGGCAAATGCAAATGAGGATGATTTTAAAAAGAAAGTATTAAAATTTAAAAACAATCCTACGATCCCAAAACAATGGGCCCTTGACTTAAAAACAAAATTACTTTCACTATATAGTTTTGAATCAATATCTAAACAATATAGTGATCTTATGAAAGACGTATTATGATAGTCATATTATCAATTTTGATATTAATATTAGTTGTTTGTTTGGTTTTAAGTGTGTATAGAAATATTCAATTAATGAATTCAATTGATGAGATTACAAACCAAATAGAAGAATCTCTTGATTTACTTGATACAATTTATGGTAGATTATATGATAAATCAAAAATTGAAGTTTATTCTGACGATTATATAATCAGAGAGATAGTTGGCGATATTAAGTTAGCAAGAGATACAGTTTTATTGGTTGCTACAAAACTTGTTTCATTTTCCGAAGATGAAGAAACGCCCGAGAGCATTAAATAATGTTTAAAAGAAAAAAAATAATTGAAATACCAAATGGCGATGGCTCTCCGCCACCTAAAGTTCAACCAATTAAAAGGCGCCGAAGGGTAAGCAAAAAACACGTTGTAATTGAACCAGTTGTTGTTATAGATCCAATTACAGGTGTCGAAACAATACAAATACCGGCCGAAACAAAACCTGAACCTAAATCAGTACGATTATATTTCCACGCTGGTACTCAAGCTGCGATTGTTGCATACCAAACAATGTCAGATCAAAAAGCACGCGAAAAGTTGTATGTTACGGAAATTATGCCAGCATTTGAAAAATTGGCAGAAAATCTAATTAATATTCATAAATTTACAAGTTTACATGATTCATTTGATGATCTTAAAAGTGATTGTGTATGTTTTTTATTTGAAACAATTAGAAAGTTCGACGCGTCACGCGGAACAAATGCCTTTTCATATTTTAACGTAGTTGCAAAAAATTGGTTAATTATAAAAACAAAACAACGTACACAAAAAATGCGACGAAATGTTAGTTTAGATGATCCTAATTCTTTGTCAATTACTGAACATCAAATTGTTGAAGATCATTATTTAATTCCTTCACAAGAATCAATCCTAGAAAAGGAATATACTAATCATTTTATTCTTAAACTATTATATGAAATTCGTACAAAAGTAAAAACAGAAAATGAATTGGCATGTATTAATTCAATAGTAACTATTTTTGAAAATATTAATGAAGTTGATTTATTGAATAAATCGGCTGTCTTATTATATATGCGTGAACTTTCGGGACTAAGTCCAAAACAACTTACAACTACAATGCAACTTGTGAAAAAGCATTATAAGAAACTCAAAGTTGATCCTAGATTTAAATTATTTTGAAAGATAACTTATTATGATAGAAGAAGAAGAAGAAAAACATCAACAAGAAATAAAGGAAAAAATTAAAGATTTTTCTTCTCTTTTGGCATCAATAGAAAATCTTGAAGATAAGAAAAAAAAACTGTGGACAGAAATTTATGAAAATGCAATTACTGATAGACAAAATGCATATATGTTATTTGTTAAGTTGAGTAACATAATTGAAAATAAATCAACTGAATTTGCCGTCCACGGTAAAACAATGACATCGTTTATTGAACGAATGGGAAAAGCCAATGATCAATTAATTAAATTAGCAGATTTAATTGCCAGCGCTGATCAAAAGAATGATAATTATAATCCCGATGACTTATATGAAAAAATGAAAAAAAACTAAATTCATATTTATTGGATTTTTTTTACGTTCAGCGGCTAATTTTACTACAAAGACATGTCTAAAAACAAATTTAATAATAAGCAAGCCCAACATGACATGGCCGAAGGTTCTAGACCTTCATTAGATTCATTTGATAATCGAAGCGCCCCGCCGTCATTTGTTAGAATGGTTGTTCTTGAAGTTATTTTTGATCCACAGTCAATTGATGAAAAAAAATTAAGTTATTGGGAACATCTTTTAAAAATTAAAAATATACGTTTTGGAAAAGTTCTTCCAAGAAACACTATTATAGGTCAAAGAGTTCTTATGGCGGGAGCTACTGCATCGGATTTACCGATGTTTTTATTTCCTTTTTTCCCGTCGCACTTATCTTTACCATGTAAGCCTGGTGAGCACGTCTGGGTAACTTTCGAACACCCAGGCGCAAAATATTCTGAAATTGGATATTGGATGTGTAGAATAACAGAACCACATTTTGTTGATGACGTTAATCATACCCATTCGCCAAGAAATTTTGATAAATTTATGTTTGTCCCCGGCACCGAAGGGAAATTTAATGGCAAATCTGATATAAAATATGAATTTCGTAATGGTAGTGTTGATGAAATAGATGGTGAAAGATACACCCCTTCAAATTCTGCACAAATTTCATCAACTGAAAATGCATATGAAAAATTAATAACAGAAACTGATGCGTCAAAAGTAACTCAATATGAATCCGTTCCTCGTTTTAGAAAACGCCCGGGCGATGTTGCATTTGAAGGTTCAAATAATACTCTTATTGTTTTGGGAACAGATAGAAGTGGTCATGTTTCAGAAATTGATGATCAAAAAGATGACGATTTTGGAAAAAATCACAAACAACCAGAAAATGATTTATTTGGTCAAGCTGGCTCGATTGACATGGTTTCCGGTCGAGGACAAACTGAAAAAACAGGGGGTACCAAAGTAACGTCCAAGACCGTTCAGGGAATTGATTTTAAAGAAGAGATAGGAAAATCTGTTAATGAGCTTCAAGAAAACGAGGGAGATCCTGATTACTCGAGTGATAGAAGTAGAGTTCTTAATAGCCAACGTATGTTGGTGGATGAAAAGTTTAACTTAAAAAGTCATAATGAAGAAAATCTTAAAGACGTAAAAGATTACAAAGACGGCGATGGAGCGATTGTAATCAAGTCAGATAAAGTTCGAATTATTGCCCGAAGCGATGTACAAATACTCGTTAGTAGGTTTGAAAGAAACACAGATGGAAAGATGGTTGAACAAACAGATATTAAAAAGTTTGCATCAATGACAATAAGGGGTAATGGAGATATAATTTTTATTCCCGCTGAAGACGGAGTGATAAAGCTTGGTGGAGATGATGCAAATCTTGCAATTCTTTGTCAAAAAGCCACCACAGGTCCAAATGATAATAGTGGTCATGTAACAGCACCGCCTATTATAGATACTATGTTTGGTAGTCAAGGCGGCGGCGGAATCTCAGGCGAGTACGCTAAAAAAGTATTAATGAAATGATTAATTATTTACAAAAAGAGATAAATTAATGGCAAGTCCTTATGGCAAAATATTGACTGACGTGGGGCTGATTGGCGCTAACGGTAAAATAAGCAATGCAGCGAGACAAAGATACGTTGCAGATGTGTCTTTGTTGTTAATAAACGGAAATCATAAAGGGAAAACATTATTTCCAATAAGTGAAATCATTGCGATGCCGCCAATACCAGGTCCTATTGTTCCTAGCTTAAATCCCCTTATATCTAAGCCAGAGAATTTTTTTTGGTTCAATCCAGATCCTATCCTCGCCTTAGGCACTATAGCACTCTTAAATAAAAATCATGAAACTGATTTTTGGCATCAAATATTCATAGATTTTCTTTTTGAAAAATCAGCTCTTATGCTCGATCTTCCCGGATCAACGCCATTTTTTCCTATATTTGACGCATCAGGTCCATTTGGTGTCGAATTGCCTCTACCTTTCACACTTCCTGATCTAGCGGCGGAATTGAAAATTTTACCTCCTGAGCTTGCAATCAAATTAGCAAAACTTGGAATAAAAGTTGCATTACCATCATTGCCAACGTTACCCGAAATACCAACACTACCTATACCTCTTGGGTTCCCCGGGGGTATTCCCTTACCTTTTATTGCGTTACCACCATTTCCCATGTTACCTGAATTATTACTAGGATTAATAAAACTTCCGGTTACTTTAATAGGCAGCCTAATAACAGACATCAGTCTTGCTTTTGACATCCCAGGATTGCCTAAAAAAATATTTGATCTTGCGTTTAAGGCACTTTTATTATTATTAGATGGGTTAGGTTTATTAAATTTGTTACCCAAAACATTTATTGCATCTATTATTGTTTATATGAAAAATGTAATAGCAATGGTTTGTGTTGTTATTATAGGTCTTCTTATCGGCTCTGGGTCAATTACAAAAAGCTTAGCTATAATGCTTGGATTAATACTACCTGCTTGATGTACAAGTGATATATTTAGTCCAGGAGATTTAAATGACTGTTTATAGTTTTAAAAGCTCGGGTTTAACACAACAACAAAGTGAACTTGAGAAAATTGTTAAAACAACAATGCCAATTGGTATTAAAACCCCACTTGAATTTGGGGCTGAGACATCAGGCGACATTTTTAAAATGCATTACAATCTTGCCGATCAAGTGCATGATAACCTTAGAAATCTTCTTCTTACAAATTGGGGAGAGAGATTGTGTCAATATAAATTGGGTGCAAACCTTCGTCCCTTAGCGTCTGAATTTGTTTCACAGGATGATTTTGATTCACAAGCAATATCAAGAATAAAAGACGCTGTAGGAAAATGGATGTCATATATAGATTTGGAAAATTTTTTATCAGAAATTGATAGAACAGAAAATACAAATACTGCCGTTGTAAATGTTACAATTACATATAATGTACCCTCATTACAAGTAAAAGGACGCAAGTTACAAATCAAATTGTACGTTATGTAACTCTAACAGTTATTTATCATAGCTTATGGCCACAAATATAGATAATTTAAAACAAGTAAGAAATCGTAGATATCTCGCAAAGGATTTTGACGGCCTAAGGGTTATCATATTAGAATATGCCCGCTTGTATTATCCTGATAAACTAAAAGATTTATCAGAGTTGTCAATGGGTGGACTATTGTTAGATATGGCTGCAATTGTTGGTGATAATTTATCTTTTTATCTTGATCATCAATATGGCGAACTAAATTACGAAACAGCTGTGGAAACAGTCAATATTGATCGAGCGTTACGCGAGGCGGGCGTGCCCATTTATGGGGCAGCACCGTCAGTTGTACCAGTCACCATATATGTAGAAATCCCAGCTGTAGTTGCATATAATAAAACAATTGCTGATCCAACTGCACTTCCAATAATTCAAACAAATTCAATTTTTACATCAAATACTGGAATTGATTTTTTGTTATTAGAAGATATAGATTTTAGTGCTGAACGAGCTGATGGAACTCTTATTGCCGAACAACGCATAGGACAACAATCGCCTAATGGAACGATACAAACGTTTATTCTCGCCGCCTCGGGCATATGTGTATCAGGAAAAGAAACATCTGAAACAATATCAATTTCAGGAGACTTTATACCGTTTAGAAAAATTACATTATCAAGTGCTAATATAACTGATATTATGAACGTAACTGATGGTTATGGAAACACTTATTATAAAGTAAATGAACTAACACATGACGTTGTATATAAAAACGTTCTTAACATAGAAAGTGACAATAACATAGTAAAAGATGCCCTCAAGATTGTCCCAGCACCATATCGATATGTTACCAACGTTGATCTTGCAACAAGAAAAACAACACTTACGTTTGGTGGTGGCAATGCATCAACGTTAGAAGATGATATTATTCCCGATCCTTCAGAATTTGCAATTTCATTGCCTTATTCACAAACATTTTCTAGAATTGCAATAAATCCTGAAAAATTATTAAGTACTAAAACACTTGGCGTTGCAACAGTTGACACAACACTAACAATTACATATCGTTTTGGTGGTGGATTGGATCATAACGTAAAAGAAGATCGTATTAAAACAGCAAAAACACTTAATGTGACATTTCCTGGAAATCCCTCAATTGCCTTGGCTGGTAGAATAAGAGGTGGAATAGAAGTAACTAACAAAATTAGATCTTCAGGGGGCGAGGATGCGCCGACAGCAAATGAATTGAGATCATTGATACCTTCGGTAAAAAATTCTCAGGAACGCATTGTAACTCGAGAAGATATGTTGGCTAGAATTTATGCAATGCCAACAAATTTTGGTCGTGTATTTCGTGCTGCAGTTAGATCAAACCCACACAACCCTTTAGCTACACAGTTATTCATCATTTCTAGAACGTCAGACTCACAGTTAATAACATCCCCAGATACGCTTAAGACAAATTTAGTTAAATTTCTAAATCCGTATAGAATGATATCAGACGCCGTCGACGTTCTTGATGCAAAAATTATTAATTTATCAATGGTGTTTGAGGTAGTAATAGACTCAACATTAAATCGTGCAATTGTTTTACAAAGTATTTTAACAAAATTACAACCCATTGTTGATATTAAAAACTTTCACATTGATCAACCTATTGTGATATCAGATTTCACAAATGCAATTTATACCGTAAGTGGTGTTATATCTGTAAATAAAATTAAGTTTACTAATATGAATGGAACAGTGAACAACAACGTTTACAGTAATTCAACATTCAGCGTTCATGCCAACACACACCAAAATATAATATTTCCACCTCCCGGCGGAATATTTGAATTCAGATATCCAGAAGTTGATATAATTGGAAGAGCGGTTGTCTAATGTATAAAATTTTAAAAGCAGATAAAGACGCTTATATAACAAATAAAATTATAAATAGCGTTCGAGCTGTTTCTGGTAATACGGGTTTGGCAGGCACACTTGATTTATTTAAGGTTTATGGAATGTCAGATAACACACCGCCAGATACGGAGTTATCAAGACTATTGGTTCATTTTAATTTAGATCCAATTAGACAAATGATAACTGATGGCGAATTAGATATTTCTAACGGTAGTTTTTATTGTAAACTAAACCTTAAAGACGTTTACGGTGGTCAACCAACGCCTAGTAACTTTATAGTTGATATTTTTCCTCTTTCGGCATCATTTACAGAGGGATTAGGAAAAGATATCGTTTATTATTCTGATAATGATAATTGTAATTTTTTATCATCATCATTTGATGTACCTTGGATATTGTCAGGTTGTGCATCCGGTGGGGGTGCAACAGCTCAGTGCGATTATATTACAGGAACAACAAACATATCCTCAACAAAGAAAACACAACAATTTATTACTGGCGAAGAGGATTTACTTGTCGATGTCACAAACTTAATTTCTGCCACACTCACTGGCGAAATTCCTGATAGGGGATTTAGGATATCATTTGATTCAACATATGAAACAAATCAACACACATATTTTGTAAAACGTTTTGCAAGTAAAAATGCGTTTAATGAAGATAAACATCCTAAATTGTTAATCGGGTATGATGATTCAATATTGGATGATACACAAAATTTATCATTTGATTCAACACAAAATTTATTTTTATATAATTACGCGCAAGGTAGTCTTTCAAACATCGTATCAGGAAGTGCTAGTACACAAATAAACGGATCAAATAGTCTTACGCTTAAATTAACAACTCCGATTTCAGGCGGATTTTATACGCTTTATTTTACGGGTTCACAACATAGAGTTGGAATTAATTCATATAGTGGAATTTATTCAGCTTCAATATTTGTATCATCATCAACTACAACAATTGCATCCAAATTACGATTATCATCATCAATCGAATTCACACCAGTTTGGGGTTCACTTGATGGAACAGTTTCATATCTTACGGGTAGCAAAATATCAATGTTTCCCTCTGCCCGGACAACAACAAATCAAATAGCCAAAAAATTTATTATTTCAGTTTTAGGTCTTAATTCTGTTCATCGTTCAGATGAGAATATTTCACTACGATTAAATATATTTGATCATACAAGCCCGCTTATAAAGGTTGTGCGCACCCCCACAGAATTACCAGGACTTGTTATTAGAAACGTTTATTATGCTATCCGCGATGTGTTAACAAATGAATATACAATCCCATTTGACACAACGCATAACTCAACAAAAGTATCAAGTGATGCATCAGGAATGTTTTTTAAACTTGACATAACAAACCTAACAAAAGAGCGTTCATATGTAATTGATATTTTGATAATAACGTCAAATAATCAACAAAAGTATTTAAGTGTATCTTCAATTTTTAAAGTAAGCGATTTAGTATAACAAAATACGTATTCATAATTGAAATTTACTAAATGGCAATATTAACTTCACCAACTATGGTATCTTTTTTGCGGCACGCAATGAATAATACGCGCCCTATTCAATTAACGTTTAGCGAAATAAGTGACACAAATATAAAAAGTTCATCATCATTCTTATATGATCATTCACAAGCCCCTCTTAAAAACACACAACAATTAAACATAGATTGGTCAAAATTTGAAAATCATACGTTTTTTTCATCTGCCGAAGCCAAAGTCAATTTATCATTTGATCAAATTATCAATGGATACCCATTTGATGGCAGCAAAAAAGACGTCGAGGTTTTTTTTGAAAAACTAACTGGTTTTGATAAATACGTTTTTGATCAATTTCCTAAATATCGTGGACAGTTATTATTTTCAGGTACACAAATTGGCGAAGATGATGACGGAACGTTGGGAACTTGGATCTTGACAAAAGATCATGCAGGATTTTTATATCCTGAAATTTCAAAAAATCAATCAGGTGAATCAATTTTAAACCCGCCTCAGAATAAATCATTTACATTCGAGGCCCATATATTCATTCCAGAAATTGTAAATGATACGCAGGTGATATTTCAAAAAATATCTAGTGCGTCAGATGGAATATCATTATATCTTCTTCCCTCGGCGTTGACCGCGTCTGTTACAACAAGGTTTAGTGTTATTTCAGGAAGTAATAATTTATATGTTGATGCCACATTAGAAAAAGGTAAATTTAATCATATATGTGTAACAATAAACAAAGATTATGGTTTACATTATCTACAATACTTTGTTGACTCTACACTTGTTTCAGTAAGTCGTGATAAATTTAATTTTGGAAAACTAAACATTGATAATTCTGATTTATTAATAGGATCAGGAAGTAAAATTACTTATAACGCCACGGACTACACGCCAACTCAAACATTCAGTGGAAGCATGGATGAACTAAGAATATTTCATTCATCAAGAACAACACTTCAACAAAGTTTATTTGCACAAAAAGCAATATATTCAACGTCGGATTTAAAATTATATTATAAATTTAATGAACCAGTTGGTCCCCTGAGCACAGTTACTGGTGATCTAATTAATGGAGTTGTTCTTGACAGTTCAGGTAATTCATTACATTCTTTGATTTCAAATTTTACGTCTTCGCTTAGACAAGATGTCTCAGATGATGCGTCTAGTTTAATGATATATGAAAAACTTGTCACATCTCCAATCCTATTTCCAGCTTATTCTGATGTTGTGACTCTCAATACAACATTGCTTGTTTCGGCATCGTTATACGATTCAATTAATCCTAACTTAATAACAAAACTTGTGCCCCAACATTACTTGTTAGATGGTGCTCTTAATGATGGATTTGAAGAAATAAAGGGTCAATCAGGTGATGCTTACACGGGAAATACAGGCCCAGGCAGTGGTGTGATGGGGAACGTTCAAATAATACTATCGTTTTTGTATATTTGGGCAAGATTTTTTGATGAAATGAAATTATTCGTTGATTCATTTAGTACATTAAAAACAATAGATTATGAAACCAATGATACTATTCCTAATAATTTTGTTAAAAGATATGGATTTAATTTACCCCCTTTGTTCAATGATTCAACAATTGAACAATATGTTGATGGTGAAAACATAGAACAAGAAATTTCAACAGGTGAGTTTCCAATTAAGTACATTCAAAATGAATTACTCCGTCGTGTACTTGTCAACATGCCCGGAATTTTGAAATCAAAGGGCACTCAACATAGTATAAAGGCTTTTTTACGCTCTATTGGAATTGATCCAGAAAATAGTTTAAAGTTACGTGAATTTGGTGGGCCAACAACAAGACAACTCTCGTTCGCTCGAGAAACCCGTCGTGAGCCAAGTACGATGGTAAAGTTTATATCATCATCATTTGCAGTTTCAAATTTTTTATCCGCATCGCGAGTTGAACCAGGATATCCCAACGTTGTTGGTCCCATGGTTGATGGAAAATCAACAACGGCCTCTGATGGATTATTAACGTCTGGTTCATGGACGATTGAGGGTGTATATAAGTTTCCACCACAACAACGACTGTTGATGACAAGCGTTTCTCAATCGCTTATGAGACTTAGCACGACTGGTTCTTCAACTGCAAATACAAACTTGGTAACAAACGTTTTAGCTATATCGTCGTCAGTGAATCCTAGACTGGTTGCCTATCTAAGATCAGGCGTCGCTGGTTCGTCACCATTATTGCAACTAGAGCTTGCTTTACCAAAATATGGCATTTTTGATGGCGATCGATGGAGTGTGTCATTTGGTTGTATGCGAAATGACTCCATAGAATCAAACGTATCATCATCTTATTTTTTACGTGCTTCGCATCAGGGTGATGATCAAGGTCGTTTTTATGTTACGTCATCTTATTTTCAAGAAGCCCCGCTTGGCGAGGCGAATGTTTTACAAACCATTAGTGCTCAATTAAATCAATCAGGGGCATTTCTAGAGCTTGGAAATAGAACTTTTAATAATGGAAGTGCTGCCGGTTATTTATTATTAAATAATTCTTCTGCGGTCCCTGGAGAGGCCAGAACGACAAATTTTGAGGGTTGGGTATCGGGCTTAAGGTTTTGGTCACGCGGCATTCAAGAAATTGAATGGAAGGAACACGTTAGAAACTATAAATCACTAGGTGTACAAGATCCTCTTGTGAATTACAACTTCGTAACAACACGTTCAGGTTCATTTGAAAAAATTCGTCTTGATACGATGAACAAACAATCAAATAGAAGAGCCGTGGCTTCAGCGTCTTTGGGTGTGCTTGGATCGATGGCGTTTCTTGATTTTAGCCTAAATAATAATCATATTTCAGGAACAGGATTTCCTATTGACAGTGATTGTTTAGTCGGCGAAACATTTGACTATAGTTATCTTTCACCATCGTTTGATGAAGCTTCAACTGATCAAAAAATAAGAATTAGAAGTTTTCAAGATCAAAAACTTATTGATAACACGCCATGGGCGGGTGTAGCACCAATACATGAAATTGTAAAAAGCGAACAACCCACAGATGATGTACGATTCTCAATTGAATTTTCATTAATTGATTCATTAAACAAAGACATAATAACAATGTTTTCAACGTTTGATGCAATAGATAATGCACTAGGAAATCCGGAATTATTATATTCACAAGATTATCCAGATTTAGAGCGCCTTAGAAACGTATATTTTAATAGAATATCGTCAAAAATAAATTTTCGTGATTTTTTTGAATTTTTTAGATGGTTTGATACATCAATAGGAACATTTATTGAACAACTAATACCAAGAAAAACAAACTTTAAGGGTGTCAATTTCGTAATTGAATCCCATATGTTAGAACGACATAAATTAGAATATCACTCTAATGAAATTTATCTTATGGATAATTCAAGAGATAGAATAAGAGACGTATTACTTGTGCAACAACTTGCCGGAAATGTAAGAAAGTATTAAATGAAATCACATGATTTTTTTGCAGGAACTGACCGTTCAAATTCATCATGGTTTGATGAAGGCCCACCGGTTATTATTAAATTACAAAACGTAATCAACTCATCCAGTTTAAATACATTACCTATTGATCCTTATCGACAGGGTGTCGAACTCACTCAAATAAAGCACTTCGATGCCGGAATGGTTAAAATTCACGCGGGCGAACCTGGTCATATTATTAGACAAACGTATTTTGGCGAAAGTGAATTTATAGATCTATCACCTACAAAATTCGTAGAAGATTATGATACAATTAATCCGGTTGAGTTTTTAAGTACTCACCGCACAGAATCATCTTCAGTTTTAATTGCTATCGCAGGAAGAAAAACAAAAGATAGATTAATGGATGGGGTAATTGAGCCCTTTGCTTTAATTACACATAAAAAATACACAAACAACACATCGAAACCATTTTATAAAGCGTCATCTTTTCGTGGTTCTGTACAATCAGGAAATTCAAATGCAATTGACGGAAGTGATCTTATTTTGTCAATTGATTATTACAACATAAGTTCAAGTGTAGCACCCTATATAGACAATAACGAAAATCCTATTCTTGATCTTTCTCTACAACATGCAAAAATTAACATGTTTAGTGATACAAAGTATATTAGAAATGCAAATACGTCTTCATTGGGAAACGATATTGATTCAGCACTAAGTAATATGACCGGCTCAACAGAAAATTATGTTACACTTAAACAAAAATCTGGTGCCACTGGTTGGTACACAGACATTAATAGTTTTGCGGGTGTTGATTCATTAGCATTTGGGGGATTAACATACTAATATGTCAGCATCAGATAAAAGTAAAAGAACCCCACCGGCAAGAGTATTTGAAGATTATATTTTAACACGAACAGTTTCAACAAATGTGGGTTTATCAAACATCCCAGAAGATAGGTTTATTAGACCAATAAGTTCTGTGTTGGGCGCAGGAGTAGCCCCTAAATATGCAAATGAACCAGGGGCATACGCGGCACAAAGTGATATACTTTCTATTGGATTTAATTTTTTATTTGATGGAATAACTTATAATAAGTTTGTTATTTCAACTTCAGGATGGATTGCATTAATTGATCCATTACAAACAAATTATGAAATTATGTTCGATCCTCCCAAGGTAACTAGTGCCGGATCTACGGGTGGACCTGGCGAGCCTGAAGGCCACGCTGATGGCACATCAAAAAATAATTGGAGAAATGCAAATATTAACTTGGA